CCCCCCCTCTCGATGGACTCTCGACCTAGTTGCCGAGCAGCAGGGCGGTGTGCTCGGGGACGGCGTTCTTGACGCCCCAGGCGATGCCGACCTCGAACTGGTTGGCGTGGTAGCCCTTGTACTGGGCGAAGCGGAAGGGCAGCCCGGTGACCGGATCCTGCACGATCACCTCGTCGGTTGCCATGTCGCCGCCCTCCGGCTGTTTGGGCAGGCGGGCCAGCAGGTGGATGGCGCTGCGCTTGAAGGCCATGTTGCGGGTGCAGGTGCCCACGACGACCACGGCGCCGCCGTCGGACAGGGCCGTCTGCAGACCGGGCGCGGCGATGGTGATGTCGCCGGCAGCGGCCAGGCCGGTCAGCACCACATACTTGTGTTTGGTGTTGGTGCCCAGGGTCACGATGTCGCCGGCAAGGATGGTGCCGGTGCCGGTCTTCAGGGTGATGGTCGTCGCCCCGATGGCGTGCGCACCATTGACCACGTAGGGGCCGGTGTTGTTGCCTACCGTGGTGTTGGTGACGATGGCCGACGACTCGCGCAGCTTGACGCCGTAGGGGTCGATGAGGACGCCGCTCTCCAGCATGCCGCCGCCATGGAACGACGAGAGGGTGACCAGCGAGCGCAGGGCCGTGCCGGCGGTGGTGTTGAGGACGCACTGCAGGTCGTTGTCGCCGGCACCGCTGTCCACAAGAATCTGGCGGACCTGGGCGACCTCGGCGAGGTTGCTGGCGAAGAGCGCCGCTGGGGTGGTGGCGTGCGCCGCATACGCCCGGCTGGCAGTGGCGTGCAGGGCGGCGAGGTCGGCCTCGATCAGGTTGCGCAGCCGGCGGATGGCCTGGGCGATTTTGTTGTCCTGCAGCCCGGTCTTCATCTGCATGCCGAGACGCGCCTCATCGTCGCCGGTCCAGTAGAAGGGGACCGACTTGGCCTTGGTCAGCTTCATGGTGCCGGTGCCGACGGTCTCGTCGACGAAGGCCGGCGGCGTTGCGGCCGGGGTGATGTCGCGCTCAGCGCCGATAGTGGTGACGGGGTAGGTGATGTCCTGGTTGAGCGCGGCCTGCTCGGCCTTGCCGCTGACCGTGACGGCCTGGATCATGCCCGAAGGCTCATTGCTGACGTTGTCGACGATTTCGAAAATAGCGGGGATGAGTCCCGTGAGGGTGTTGGCCATGGCTTTCGTGCTCCTCTATGAGGGTTGATATTGTTTGTTGGAAGTCAGTCGACGATCTTGATGTTGCCGGCGACGGCCGCCCGTTGCTCGGACTGGCTGAGCACGTTGAAGGCGGCCCGCTTCATGGTCTTGGCGGTGTCGCCTTCGTCCTCTGCCGGCGGCACGACCCTGCCCGCTTCGGCGGCGATGGTGGCCGCAGCCTGCTGGCGCAGGCCCTTCTCGGCCTGAACGATGGCGAGCGCGGCTTCGGCACCGGTGCTCTTGCCGTCGAAAGCCAGCTGCTCGATCAGGGCCTCGTGGCCCGGGATCGACTGGGCGCGCACGTCGGCAATGCGCTGGTTCTCGGCAGTGGCGCCTTCGGCTCGGGCGGTGGCGACGGCTTCGGCCATACCGGTCTGCGCTCCGGCGACAATGGCCTGCACCAACTCGGGGTGCTCGGCTTTGAGTTTTTCGATGGTCATGGCGTTTGCTCCTTTGTCATTGGTTGCCCTGACGACACCGGTCAGGCTGGTTTTTTTTCTGGTGCGGGCCATATCCCGCGCCATGTCTAGAGTTTCGGCGAAGGTGGCGACACCGTCCACCAACCCGGCTTCAATGGCCTTCGACCCGTCGAACGAGCGGCCCGTTGCCATGCGCTCGAGAACGTCTTCGGCCGAGGTCCCGCGGAAACGGGCCACGTCGCCGACGAAAACAGAGAACGCGTGGTCGATAGACGCCTGCAGGATCGAGCGGCCCTCTTCGCTGAGGGGCTCGTGCGGGTTCCCGACAGCTTTGAAACGGCCGGCATAAATCAGGGTGGTCTTCTTTCCGTCCCGGGCCTCGGCCTGGCTCATGTCGATGTGTTTGCCGATGACACCGATGCTGCCGACCTGGGTGACTTCGGACGAGATCAACACCCGGTCCGCGGCCGCTCCGCCCCAGTAGGCCGCAGAAGACATCATCCCATCGGTGAAGGAAAGGATGGGCTTGACTCCGCGCATCCGGAAAAACGTCTCGGCCATTTCGGGGGTTCCATCCACGGACCCGCCAGGGGAGTCGTAGGCCTTGACGACCGCCTCGACCTTCGGGTCGGCCATAGCGGCCATGAAATCGCGGATCACCAACTGGCTGCTGGTGCCGCCGCTGATCCTGGTGAAGAGGTTGGCCCTCTTGGCGATGACGCCCTCGATAGGCAGAACGGCGACGCCGTCGATTACCTCGTAGCCCTTCGGCTCGTTGTTCAGCGGCTGGCCGAGGCGAGCCTCCAGGCCCTGCAGGTCGATCTTCTCGCCGCGCAGGTGGCGGCCGTAGATCGCCTGGATCTCTTCGAGCATTTCGGGCGTGATCGCCCACGGGGCGTTGATGATGTCGATCAGCCTCATTGATCTATCTCCTCCGGTTTGTCTGCGGCAGGCACTCCGGCTGCGGTCGCCGCCGGCGCCAGCAGCCCGCCGGCGCGCAGCAGGCGCTCTTCGCGGACCATCTGCGGCAGCTTGCCTTCGAGGTCGCCGCCGGTGAGGCGGGTACACTCTTCGGCGCGGGTGGTGATGCGCAGCGCGACGCGGCGCTCGGCGGCCTCGATCTCCTTGACCGGGTCGATCTGGCTGTAGGCGTCGCCGCTCCACAGGGAGCCGAGCCAGGCCTTTTTGACCAGCGCATCGGAAAAGAAGCCCGGTGCCGAAAGCCGGCCGGTGGCGACCGCCTCGGTGATGACCGCCTCGTAGACCGGCTGGCAGAGCATGACAACCAGCCAGTGCCGGCGGCGGCTGAAATAGTCACAGGCCTCTTCGAGGGCGGCGCGGGCGGCGCTGTAGCTGGCGGTGAAATGCTTGACCAGCAGCTCAAAGGGCAGTTCGAGCGCAACGCCGATCTGCCGCAGGATGGCCATGACGAACGGGTCGAAGGCGGTGTTGGGCCGGCCCGGGTTGACAATCTTGACGTCGGTGTTGGGGGTCAGGCCGATCACCGTGCCGGCGCCGAGCTCCATGCCGGTGGTGTCGTAGGGGTCGGTGTTCTCGGAGGCGCCGTCGCCGAGGGTCGGGTCGCCGCTCTCGGTGGTGACGAAGGCGGTGACCATGCCGGAGACGACGGCAGCCATCACCTCGGCGTCGGTGTAGCGGCCGAGCTGCTTGATGAGCTCCATCACCGGGGCGAGGTACGGCACGCCGCGGGTCTGCCCCGGGCGGGTCTTGTCGAAGAGGTGCAACACCAGCGGTGCGCCGGTGGCCTTACCGAAGGCGTCGAGCTCGGTCCAAGTGGTTTTGTCGCGGTCGAGGTAGCGGCGCAGCGAGCCGGGGTGCTTGCTGGCCACCTGGTAGCCGGTCGGGGCGCCGGTGGCCGGGTCTTTCTTGACCCCGGCGCAGAGGGTGGCGGTGTTGGGAGCGCCGTCTTTGTTGCAGAGGCGGGCCGCCTCGATCAACTGCAGCTTGAGCTTGTAGGGGGAGCCGGCGCGGGCGAGGCGCGGCAGGTTGACCAGGATGTCGCCGTCTTCGAGGGTCTTGAGAAAAGCCAGCCCCTGCAGCAGCGAAAAGGGGAGTTGCCGCTCGACGTCGATTTCGATCGACTCGGTGGCCAGCAGGAATTCGCGCTCGGCGGCACGCTCCCAGGCGTCGGCCTTGGCGTCGTCGAGCTGCAAAACGGCGCGGTCGATCTGTGCCTTAACCTTGAGTCCGGTGCCGACCACCTTGGTGACGTTGGTCTTGATCGCTCCGGCGGCCAGGGGCGAGTTGCGGTTGAGGTGCTGGGAGTCGTCGCGCAGGGTCTGCAGATCGGGGAGGATGGCGCCGTCGGCGTCGGTCTCGGTGCGGCTGCCGCGCTGGTTGGCCCGGCGGCTCTTGTCGGCGGCGGTGTAGCCGCCCGAGAGGGCCATGCGGGCGCGCGTCATATAACGCTTCGCACCTGCGACCGGGTCGAAATAGTCAACAATTCGGTCGACAAGCGTGACCGGGAAGTTCACATCTTTCCCGGCCAACTGTATGGTACGTTCCTGCCGGCTCATCGCGGGATTACCTCCCGGATGCGCAGGCCGCCGCCGGCCGCCGCACGGGTGAGCCGCTGCACACGGGCCTCCCAGACGCGGATGCCGGCCTGGATCGCATCGAGGTCGGCCAGGGTGAACCGGCGGCGGCCGGCCCCGGTGTCGACCTCGATGGCTTGCCCGTCGAGCACCGCTGCCTCGGCATTGAGGTAGTCGTTAAGACGGGCTTCGGCAATTTCCTGGGTGATTCCGGCCATCGGGTGTCCTTTTCAGGATGATGGCCGGATTGTCTGACGGGACGGAAGATTAGTCTAGGCTCTAATGACTGCTAATGACCACTAATGACACAAAATATTGTGCTTTCTGTGCTGGACGCTCACAATCTGTTGTGGTTACTCGGCCATTTCGATGCGCATCTCGCTCACATAGCGCTGCAGCTCGGAGGCGAGAAAGCGCATGTGCTGCCGCGACCGGTTATCGCCGTAAGGGGTGATCTTCTTCTCTTCGACCCGCCGGCGCAGGGTCGAGGGGCTGACAGCCAGAATGGCGGTGGCCTCGTCGAAGCGCACCAGCACGCTGCTCTCCAGTATCTCGCGCTTGTAGGTCTCGATCTCCTGCCGGGTGATCCGCTCCTTAATCATCAAATTTCACTCCTTTGCTGACAGTGAAGCTGCGCTTTTGTTTCTTCGGCCGCTGCTCGGCGGCGATGGCTTTGAGCTCGGCGACTTTCTCCTTGAGGTTGACGCGCATCGACAGCAGCGCCGCCAGGGCATAGACGCGCTTGTCGATCGGCTCGTTGCGCAGGCCCTGCTTGACGATCTCCCAGGTCGAGACAGCGCGGCCGCCGACGGTGCGGGTGATCAGGTGCTCGGTCTGCAGGCCATCGAACCACTCGGAGCCGTAGGTGTCGGGGATGTGGCAGTAGCCCGGCCCGGGCTGCGCCAGGCCGAAGAAGCCGAACATCATGGTCTTGAGCTTCTGCGTGCCGAGGGTGAAGAGGTGCGCCCGGCCGCCGCCGTACTTCTGCTTGGTCGGCCCGGCGATCTCGCGAGCATCGTAGTCCTTGGCGCCCTTAATGGCGAAGAGGCCACGGGCCAAGCGCGGGCCGGTGAACTTGTAGACCATGTGACTGCGGTAGCCCGAATCGAGAAAAAGCCTGGCGATGCCCAGTTGCTCGCCCGACTCGTGGCGCCAGGTCTGCATCAGGTAGGTGTCAAACTGGTCCCAGACCTCTGGCAGCGAGGTGTCGCCCCAGAAGACTTCGTTCTCGATACCCCAGCTTTCGGCGCCGACACCCCAGGCGACGACCTCGATCTCAATGCGGTCGCCCTGAACATCGGCGCCGGCGGTGAGCAGCCCGGCGGCCATTGGAACGATCGGCGCGTAGTGCTCGGCGCGGTCGGCCAGACCGGCGAGCTGAGGGGCGGTGGCGATTTCCTCTTCGTAGTCGACGGCCTTATACCCGTGGGAATAGTCACGTTTGGCGGCGAGGTCACTCCCTTTGGATAACAGGTACTTCTCGGCGGTTTCCGCAAGCGGTACCCTGCCGATATTGAGCGATGGCCAGTGAAACCCGACAGTGGTCGCGCGGTCGACGTCGGCGCCCTTGAGACATACGTCGCGACCGGACCGGTAGGCATCCTGCCGGTCCTGCTCGGTCCAGACGACACCGCAGACGTTGCAGCTATAGCCAACAGCCACCACTTCGTTTTTTATCTCTTCAGCGGTTGCCCCGGGCGGGATATCCAGGTGGTCGTCATCGGGGATGATGATTTCGTGGCAATGGGGACAACGCAGGCCCCATGTCCATATCTGCCGGCATTTGAGCATGCCCTTGTAAATAAAACGACCGGCGGGGGTCGAGGCGAAAACGTACGTGGGGTCGTGGGCATCGCGGCCGCGCTTATAGATCAGGTTGATCGGGCCAGTCTCCGGGCCGGTGGTCAGGGGGTATTTGTCAACCTCGTTGGCCAGGTTGTGTTGGCCGAAAAAATTAGACATACTTCGAGCGCTGTTAGAGTGGGCAGGAAAAAGGTGGACACCGTTGCGGAAAGTGATCAACCCCTTGCCGGTATCGTCGGCGCGGTCGGAGAGATAGTTGCCATATTCGGTCTTTTCGTGCGCCTCTCGAAACATGGGGATAATTTTGGTTTTGATGTTTTTCCCGACGTCCTCTTCGGTCGGCTCCAGCCAGAAAATGTTGCCCGGCTTGTACTTGACCGACCATTGCGCGTAGTTGAGCAGGACCTGTGTCTTGGCCGATCGCTCGACTCCACAAATCCACACTTCGCGCACCCAGGGCAAACCGCAGACGTCCATCGCCTTGACTGCGTGCGGCACGGTGCTGTGGCGCCATGGACCCGGCTCAGCATCGACACCGGTGACATATCGGTATTTTCTGGCACACTCGGAGACGCGGATCATCTCCGGCGAGCTCAGGCGTGTACGAATTTCCCAGGGTATATCGAGCGTAACGATTTCCCCATCGAGATCTGCATCATGGTCGTCTGTGATCGGCACGTGGTGAATAACGTGCGGCATGGCGGCTTGCAGCATTATTCCTCCACTATCAAGAGGATTTCTTTTTTGTTGGCTGCCGCAACCTCATTGAATGCCTTGGCTAAAATCTCTTTTTCGATACATTCGTAAACCTCCGGCGCTCTTGATACATCCCCGCCCGACAGGTGGATGATGGCAGAAACCGCTCGGTGTGCATGATGGCGCAGGGAGTCGCGCAGAAGCCCGACAAGTGCCGCCCGTTGTGACCTGGCTGCAGGTTTCTGTATCCAGTTGGTATCGACCGCCCGCTGCTCCTCGTCGCGGCGCAGCTCCTCGCGGTCGGCGCGGGCCTTGGTGTAGCGGGCCTCATCCCGGGCGCTGTCGAACTCGGCCATACTGGCGGCCGGGGTCTTGCGCCGCTTGCGGCTCTCCTCGCGCAGCATCTCGGAGACGGCGAGGCGGGCGATCTGCCGGCCCTGGACGGCGGTGACCTTGGCGGCGAACGCCGAATACTCCAGATCCCCGCCTTCAGCCCTATACCAGGCGAAGGCGGCTTTTTTGTCGCGGAAACAGTCTCCAACGGAGGCGCTCTTGGCTGCGGTCGGGAAGTATTTGCGCCAAAGCCGATCAACCGTGTCCTCGTAACTCGCCAAACATGCCTCCTTATCGGCGAGGGTGGCCTTGCCGGGCTTGGCGCGATAGGCCTGCATGCTGAGGATGCGTGCGTTGTGGACATCGGCCAGATCCGCCTGGTCGACGGGATCGGTGACTTTCTCCCGCAGTTGCTGGAATTTGTCGCTCAAGGGTTTTCCCCGCAAATTTGAAGCTCGCCGCGTCCGGCCAGATGCTGCTTGATTTCTGCCATCCAGCGGCCAGTGAAGTTGTAGACTCCCTGGTCGTTGTCGATGACGTACTGCTCGACCCGGCTATTGTCGGCATGGTTGCCGCTGCCCTCGACGGTGTAGTAGTTGCCGGCGGAGGTGGCGCAGGACATGAGTTTGGCGTGTGAGGAGCAAAACCACAGGGTGATGGCCGGGTGGCCAGCAAACTTGTGTTTGATGACCTCCTCTTTTTCCCGGTGCGCGGCGTTGCGCAGGTTGGACATGAGGATTTCGACTTTGGCGATGCGGCCGGAGTCGACCAACTCCAGCAGATGCAGGGCGGCGTAATAATTGATCGAGTAGATGGCCATGCGCAGGTCGCTGATGGTCTCGCGCTCGGCGATGTAGTCGAGCATTTCGATGGCGTTGAACCGCCGGCGCGTGATCAGGCGAAACTGCTCACCGGGGACCGGCAAACCAATCTCGGCGAGGTTGGCGACGACCTGAGAGGCCTTGCGCTTGTAGGCTCGGTAGAGGTTGTCTTCCATCGCCTCAAGCCCGGAGGTGGTGGGGTCTTTCGGACGGGTTTGCCAGGCGACAGCAGAGGGCTCGATCAGTGCCGTCTCTGGCAATACCAGCAGCGGGGGGAGTTCTGTGTGATGCTTTTCGATCATCAGGCCACCATATCCAGAGGGGAGCGAACGCCGGCGCCGACGCTGCTGACGTGGGTGTAGATCTGCGTGGTGCGCACGTCGCTGTGGCCGAGCAGCTCCTGCACGGTGCGGATGTCGGTGCCGGCTTCGAGCAGGTGCGTGGCGAAGGAGTGGCGGAAGGTGTGGCAGCCGGCGTGTTTGGCGATGCCGGCGCGGCGGGTCGCTTATCACCGCGTCGGCCTGAATTTGCGCCAGTAATTCCCGACAATCGCCGAGGTACAAGGTAGCTTTTCCAATGATTTCTTTGTGCATAAATTCCCTTACGCCCTATAACAAGCCGCCCGACACGGACGCGATAAACCCGCGCCGGTCAGCTTGGTCGTTCGACCCGCTACGCGGATCGAACGGGGCGGGCTGAGGAGCGCTGCTGCTCCGGGCCGCTTCGCGTCCCGAACCAGCAGCTGGAAGAGACTCCCCTTCGGGGGCTCCTCAGCCCGCCCCGTT